TGAACTTACATACCAACACAAAGGACTAGCTCAGAGATCCTTCAAGCGTGTCTGGACACTCTCTGATGAAACAGAAATCAGAGATGTAAAGTTTGAAGATGGTCTGTTGACTATCGAGTTAGGTAAGATCGTCCCTGAACACCACTCTCGTAAAGATTACCTTTAACCATCTAACCCCTTGACAAATGTCAGGGGGTCTTTTATAATATATAAAAATATTCTATAATGTCTATCCAACTCCTGTTGATGAAAAGCGGTGAAGAAGTCATCGCTGATGTTTATGAGATCAGAGACAAAGAAGGTATGCCTCAGGGGTTTGTCCTTAGAGAACCTCAGATCTGTAAGCTACTACCTAATGTAGAAGAACCTGATAAAGGACCAAATGTTCAGTTCCATAACTGGGCACCTCTATCACAACAAAGGAAATTCCTCGTTAAAGAACACGCATTTATTACAATGTGTGACCCCCTAGATCCCCTTATTGAACATTTCAGAGAACGTTTTGGAGAAAGTGATGAAGAACTGTCAAGTGCTGGTGCTCAAGAACAACCAGATACTAGTGAGCCAACTGGAACCGACTGAGGCAGAACTGCCAGGTGAACCAGATGTCAAGTTAATTGATCCCTGTGTGTTGAATACAGAAGGAGAAGAGAAAGGATCATTGACAAAATGGCTAGAAGGGATTACAATACAGAACGAGATGATGATCCATTCGGATCAGATTCTTACAATTGTCGAACCTGTTACTGTTCTTACTCAAGATTACAATGAAATTCTACAAGAACGTTGACCAAGTTGGTGATCGAATTCTTGTTAGAGGATGTGATGGGTATAAAGAAGTTCGTTTTCGTGACGAGTTTCGACCTACTCTCTATGTAAACAGTAAGAAAGAGTCAAAGTTTTCCACCCTGTATGGAGAACCAGTTCGACCTATTCAACCAGGTACCATCCGAGACTGTAAGCAGTTCTGCCAACAGTATGAGGAGGTAGATGGTTTTGATATATCTGGTAATCAGATGTATCTCTATCAATGGATCAGTGACAACTTCCCTGGTGAGGTTGACTATGATCCAAGTAAGATCCGTGTGTTCACGATCGATATTGAAACCGCAGCAGAGAACGGATTCCCCGACATCGAATCTGCTGATCAGGAAATCTTACTTATCTCAGTTAAGGACAGTTTCACTGGCTTGTATCACGTATGGGGTTCTAAACCTTTTACGAACAAGCACGCTGACGTATCGTACACACTCTGTGCTGACGAGCAGGAACTACTACGGAAGTACCTCGCTTGGTGGATCGAGAATTATCCTGATGTTATTACAGGTTGGAATGTTCAACTGTTCGACGTTCCGTATATCTGTAATCGTTTGGATCGTATCCTTGGAACCAAGGAAACCAAACTCTTTTCACCTTGGAAACTTTTAAGTTCCCGTGAAATTTATATACAGGGCAGAAAAAACATCTGTTATGATGTATCGGGGATTACGGTGCTGGACTATCTTGATTTGTATAGGAAATTCACTTATACAAATCAGGAGTCTTACCGCTTGGATCACATAGCGTTAGTTGAGTTGGGATCTAAGAAGTTAGACCACTCAGAGTTCGACACCTTCAAGGAGTTCTATACCCAAGACTGGCAGAAATTTGTAGAGTATAACATCCACGACGTACGTCTGGTTGATCAACTCGAAGACAAGATGAAGCTTATGGACTTGGCGTTTACGCTTGCGTATGATGCTAAGGTCAACCTTGAAGATGTCTTTTCACAGGTTAGGATGTGGGACAGTATAATCTATAATTATTTGCGTAAGAGGGATATCGTTATCCCTCCCAAGCATAGAAATCAAAAGTCTGACAAATACGCAGGTGCTTATGTCAAGGAACCGAAACCAGGACGCTATGACTGGGTTGTTAATTTTGACCTCAATAGCCTGTATCCTCATCTTATTATGCAATATAATATCTCCCCAGAAACCCTCAGGGAGACTAGACATCCCAGTGCGAGCGTTGAAGGGATCTTAAATGGAGAGGTGTCAATTGATGGGGATGATTGTGTTTGTGCTAACGGTGCTCAGTATCGTAAGGATGTACGGGGTTTTCTACCAGAATTAATGCAGAAGATTTACGATGAACGTAAGATCTATAAAGGTAATATGATTGAGGCTAAGAAGAAGTATGAGAAAGAACCTACCCTCACTCTAGAGAAACAGATCTCGAAGTTTAACAACTTCCAGATGGCACGTAAGATCCAATTGAACAGTGCTTATGGTGCTATTGGTAATGAGTACTTCAGGTATTATAAACTAGCAAACGCAGAGGCAATCACTTTGTCTGGACAGGTCTCTATCAGGTGGATAGAGAACAAGATGAATGATTACCTAAATAAACTACTACAAACAAATAGTAAGGATTATGTTATTGCATCCGACACGGATTCAATATATCTTAATCTCGGACCTCTTGTTGATAAATTTTTTAGTAATCGGGTTAGTGATAAGAGCAAGGTTGTTTCGCTACTCGATAAGATCTGTAAAGAGAAGATTGAACCGTACATTGATTCTAGCTACGAGGAACTTGCGACGTACGTTCAAGCATATGAACAGAAGATGATAATGAAGCGTGAGAATATAGCGGATCGTGGTATATGGACAGCAAAGAAACGCTACATTCTCAACGTATGGGATTCCGAGGGAGTAAGGTATAAAGAACCAAAGATGAAAATTATGGGATTGGAGACTGCGAGGTCTTCTGTTCCTCAGTACTTCAGAGATCGTCTTAAGAAGGCGTTCAGACTTATTATGTCTGCTGATAATGAGACAGTTATTGAGTTCATCGATAACTGTAAGAAGGAGACTCGTGAGGCAGTAGTCTCTGACATTGCATTCCCACGTGGATGTAATGGTGTCACCAAGTACAATCATCCGTATGAGATTTACCAGAAAGGTACTCCCATACACGTACGTGGTGCGTTACTGTACAATCACTACATCAAGGATAAGAAGATTCAGCACAAGAATGCTTTTATTCAAGAGGGTGAGAAGATTAAGTTTGTCTATCTCAAGACACCTAATCCTATTCAAGAGAACGTGATCTCATTCTTTCAGGACTTACCATCCGAGTTTAACCTGACCAAGTACATAGATCACGATAAACAATTTGAGAAAGCATTTTACGAACCCTTGCGTAATGTGCTAGAATGTATTGGATGGAAGCCAGAACGTTCTGGTAGTCTTATGGAATTTTTCTAATGAGTTTTTTAAATTCAGTCATCAAAGAGATTGGTAATGAGTATGCAGCAGTCGCAGACCAAGGTATCGCTGCTGGCGATACTGCTAACTGGGTTGATACTGGCAGTTATATCTTTAACGCTTTGGTATCTGGTTCAGTCTACGGTGGAATACCATCAAATAAAGTCACAGCTCTTGCAGGCGAGTCAAGCACTGGCAAGACTTTCTTTGCCCTCAGCGTCTGTCGTCATTTTCTAGAGCAGAACCCTAAGGGTAATGTTCTATACTTTGAGTCAGAGTCTGCTATCTCCAAGGAGATGATGGCAGAGAGAGGACTTGATGTGTCACGTGTGGGTGTAGTACCTGTTGTCACTGTACAAGAGTTTCGTACACAGGCTATGAAGATAGTGTCTGAGTATGAGAAACTTAACAAAGATGATAGACCACCACTGCTTATGGTACTAGATAGTTTAGGTAACTTATCTACTTCTAAAGAAATTGAAGATTCCGCAGCAGGAAAAGATACCAGAGATATGACACGAGCACAAGTGATCAAGTCTATCTTTAGGGTCTTGACACTTAATCTTGGTCGAGCGAATATACCACTGCTAGTTACTAACCATACCTACGAAGTCGTGGGTAGCTATGTCCCAATGAAGGAGATGAGTGGTGGAACAGGACTTAAGTACGCTGCTTCTAACATTATTTTCTTATCGAAGGCTAAGGAGAAAGACGGTACCGAGGTTGTTGGCAATCTCATTACTGCCACAAATCGTAAATCCCGCTTTACAAAAGAGAATTCTAAGGTTAAAGTAAGGTTGTTCTTCGATGAGAGAGGTCTTGACAAGTATTACGGACTATTGGAACTGGGTGAGAAGCACGGAATCTTTAACCGTGTGGGCAATAGGATTAAGTTTGGTGAAACTTCTGTTTATCCAAAGAGCATTCTTGCTGATCCTGAGAAGTACTTCACTCCAGAAATAATGCAAGCACTAGACGAAGCAGCATCCAAGGAATTTAAGTACGGTAATGAATGAACGCATTGAGAGGACTATCCTACGTAGTCTCTTCAGATCTGAAGATTACTATCGTAAGGTACTTCCCTTTATAAAATCCGAGTACTATGAAGAACTACACGAAAAGGTCATTTACGAAGAGATCCAAAAGTTCGCTTCTAAGTATGACCGTCTCCCGACCACGGAGGTTATACTCATTGAAGTCGAAGGAAGGCAAGATGTTTCTGATGAGACTTATAGTCAAGTCAGAAGTGTCTGTGACTCTTTCCAAGATGTAGAGGATCCGACACAGGATTGGTTGTTTGATGCCACTGAGAAGTGGTGTAAAGATCGTGCTATCTACATAGCTTTGATGGAGTCTATCAAGCTAGCAGATGGCAAAGACGAGAAGAAGAGTAGGGATGCAATTCCTGACATTCTCAAAGAAGCTTTATCGGTCTCTTTTGATGATCATATTGGTCACGACTACTTGGTTGACTATCAAGAACGCTTTGATTTCTACACTACTGACGAGGAGAAAACTCCGTTTGATCTGGAATACTTCAATAAGATTACCAAGGGTGGTATCCCAAACAAAACACTCAATGTTGCTCTCGCAGGAACAGGAGTAGGTAAGTCACTCTTTATGTGTCACGTTGCAGCATCTTGTTTGTCGCAAGGAAAGAATGTGCTGTATATTACCCTTGAGATGGCAGAAGAAAAGATAGCAGAACGTATTGATGCTAACCTTCTCAACGTTAATATAAAGGACATACCAGATCTACCTAGGATGATCTTTGAATCTAAGGTAGCAGACCTGTCACGTAAGACACAGGGTAAACTTATCATTAAAGAGTATCCTACTGCATCTGCACATTCAGGTCACTTCAGGGCATTGATGAATGAACTATCCTTGAAGAAGTCATTTGCACCTGACATTATATTCATCGACTACCTTAACATCTGTGCTAGTTCCAGATACAAAGGTGCTATTGTTAATTCCTACACTTATGTTAAAGCGATTGCAGAAGAACTTCGTGGTCTCGCCGTCGAGTTCGATCTCCCGATTATCTCAGCGACACAGACCACTCGTTCTGGCTTTGGTTCTACTGACGTTGATCTTACTGACACTTCTGAATCCTTCGGGTTACCCGCTACTGCTGACTTTATGTTTGCTCTTATATCTTCTGAAGAACTTGAAGCCCAGAATCAGATAATGGTCAAGCAGTTAAAGAACAGGTACAATGATCCTACAATGTATAGAAGATTTGTTGTAGGTATTGACAGAGCGAAGATGAAGCTGTATGATGTTGAACAAGGTAAGGATGCTGAAGCAGAGGCTAAAGACATCGACTTCACCCCTGACTTTGATAAAAAATCTTCATCTAAATTTGCAGACTTTGTAGTATGACCCAAACTAAAGTAGACATCAATCAGTATATGGAATTTGTGGATGGTACCACAAGTCAACCATCTAAGAACAATCAGGAGTTCATTCATAGAATTCAGGAGCTAGACAAAGAGGGTGTAGATATTGCACGTCTCTTGACTGCTGCTATTGGTCTTAGTGCTGAAGGTGGTGAGTTCGCAGAGATTGTAAA